CGGAAGGCACGCAGGCGCTGAAAGACGGCGACTATGTTAAGGCCAAGAAACTGTTTTTGAACTGCACGGACGCTTTGATTAAGCACCGCAAGGCATGGGACACCACCCCACCTCCGAGGTATGAGGATATTGAAAAGCACGAGAAAGCGGCGCATCGCATCGCTTATCTCCCCGTTGAGGTCAAAGCCAGGGAATGGAGTCACAAACTTAAATTAGGACATACGCTCAAGAGCCTTGGCTTTGATGTTATTATCGGGCCGTCCTGGGTGCTGAATGAATGGGCACCGGCACTCCCACCGGGCGTTGTGCTGTTCAAGACCCTCTGGGGCTTGGACGCCAATAATATGACCCGCTGGAAGCACCACCTTATCGCCGCTATGGACGAGGAGGCGTATGGTGTGGACTTGTCTAAGAGATTGGTTGGGCACGCCCACGCGGTTGCTCAGTCTGACTTGATTTGCGCACAAAGCGAGGACCACAGGGATGCGGTATTGGCCAAGTTTCCAGAGGCTAACGTCAAGGTCACAGGAAACCCCCGAGCCTTTGCATATTGGCGCGATGAGCCTGATCGAATACTTGTGTGCGCTCAATCCGGCAGCATCAACAGCGCCGGACGAACCTTTGCGCAAATGGTGTCAACCACGCTCAGAATCAGCGGATACCCGCTAACGACCCCCGAGGGTGAGGATTGGGCGAGGCTGCAAAAAGAAATCGTTGCTCACGAATGCGACAACTTGCCGATTGTTAGGGAGTGCATTGACCGCCTCAATGATGCCTTTGATAACGTCTACGTCCGCCGCCACCCGTCAGAAGACCCGTCCCTGTGGCCTTACCGCCTAGATGAGTCGGAGAGCATACAGGAAGCCTTATCTAAGGCCCATGCGGTGGTTTACGTATCGGGTTGCACGACAGGCTACGATGCTGCCTTGGCTGGCGTCCCTGCGGTGCGGATTGGGGAAGGCTTCGGCGTTAGCGCGGGGTTATTTGAACACGCAACCCCGGAGACAATAGTTGATATGGTAAAAGCCGCTAAGACGGAAACGGTAGTATCACACCATGATACACTTGCCGAAACATTAAGCGACCTGCAAACCCAGTTCCCAATGGATGGAAACTATGCCTTCACAGACTGCCCAGAGATTAACCCCAACGAGTTCCAGCGGAACAAGTGGCCGGACACGGACATCGAAGCCGAAAGGCTCGGATGGAATACCTTTAGACTTTGACGCCCGCGTTGGGCTTTACCTCAAGAACATGAAAACGTCCGAGGTCCGCGCCGCCGTCGAACAAGGCAACGTCTACAAATACATCAGCAACAAGGTGAAAGAGAGTTATGGCGCAAAGGCAAAGTGACGTAGAGGCGCGAGTGCGCTGTCTCGAACTGGCCATTGGCCTGTGTGAAAACGGCTATATCCGCGACATTCCAACGACAGCCCAGGACTTGATGAAAATTATAGGGCTGGATGTAATTGACCCACAACTGAAAGCCTCAATGTTCCAACCGAAAGGCCCGAAACAATGAAAATGGACAAGACCCTCAAGACCATGCCCGCATCCACCAAGATGGGCACCGGCTCAAGCTCTGTTGAGTACATGGTAGGCCCGCAGTCCTACGCCGATGGCAACTCCGGCCAGATGCTTATGAACTGCGACACGGTAAGCAAAAGCTGCGGCACTAATGGCGCACAGGCGATGAGCCCGAAAGGCAAATAACTACACCGTGAACAACCCATAGAGGATTCACACCGTTGAAACTAGACGCAATAAAACACGTTGCGACCAATACGCTGATTCCATATGCGGCTAACTCCCGCACGCATAGCCAAGAACAGGTGGCGCAGATTGCCGCAAGCATTAAGGAGTTCGGCTTTACCAACCCCGTTCTAACGGACGGCGAGAATGGCATTATAGCGGGGCACGGCCGCGTTGAGGCGGCAAAGGTGCTTGGCCTTGATAGTGTGCCGACTATTGAACTGGCGCACCTAACGCCAGCGCAGCGCAAAGCCTACATCATTGCCGACAATAAACTGGCGCTAAATGCCGGGTGGGACATTGAGACGCTACAGGCTGAGTTGGAAGGGCTACAGGAGTTAGACTTTGATCTGTCTCTCACCGGCTTTGATGAAAGCGAACTTGCGGGCCTGCTGGATAAGACGGAAGGATTGACCGACCCGGACGATGTGCCGGAAGCGCCAGAGGAACCTATAACGGTCCTTGGTGACGTTTGGACGCTTGGGCGGCATCGCTTGGTTTGTGGAGATTGTACGGACGCAGATACGGTTGCGAAATGTCTGAACGGCGTAGAGCCGCACCTGATGGTCACAGACCCGCCTTATGGGGTGGAATATGACCCGAAATGGAGGCAGGAAGCGGGTGTTAATAAGAATAAAGCGAAAATGGGGGAGGTGAGCAACGACGACCGAGCGGACTGGTCCGAAGCCTGGGGGTTATTCCCAGGCGACGTTTGCTATGTATGGCATGCCGGCCGGCATGCCTCGCAGGTTCAGCAATCCATAGAGAGGTGTGGTTTTGAGATACGGTGCCAGATCATTTGGGCTAAAGATAGATTCGCACTAAGTCGGGGAGACTACCACTGGCAACACGAACCATGTTGGTATGCCGTGCGGAGTAAGGGGCACTGGGCTGGCGATAGGAGCCAATCAACGCTTTGGAATATCAAATCTCGTGATGATAGTGGTCACGGCCACAGCACCCAAAAACCCGTCGAGTGCATGAAGCGCCCCATTGAAAACAACTCAAGCCCAGGTCAGGCGGTGTACGAACCATTTAGCGGGTCTGGAACAACCATTATCGCAGCGGAAATGACCGGACGCTGCTGCTACGCCATTGAACTAAGCCCCGCTTACGTGGATGTAGCTGTTAAACGCTGGGAGGACTTCACGGGCGAGAAGGCGGTGCGAAATGCCGAATAAGACATTCAAACCGACAGACGAACACCGCAGGCAGGTTGAATCACTCGCTGGATTTGGTATTCCAGAGGAAGACATAGCCACGCTGATTATCAACCCTAACACCGGCAAGCACATTGCCCGCGAGACGTTGCGCAAGCACTTTGAGACAGAGATCAACGCGGGGCGTGTTAAGGCTAACGCGAAAGTATCCGAGAGCCTCTACAAGCAAGCAATCGAGGGGAACACATCGGCTGGCATATGGTGGACCAAGTGCCGCATGGGGTGGAAGGAAACGCACGGCATAGAACATAGCGGAAGCATGGAGTTTAAATGGGCCGAGTAGTTATCCCGTACAGCCCACGGGAGCACTTCAAGCCCTTTCATAACCGAGACGAACGCTTTGCCTGTATCGTGGCACACCGCCGCGCTGGCAAGACTGTTGCCTGTATCAACGAACTGATTAAGGGCGCAATCACGCTAAAGCAAAAAGACCCACGCTTTGCCTACATTGCCCCGCAATACAACCAAGCCAAGGACGTAGCCTGGAACTACCTGAAGGAATACACCGCTCCCGTTCCCAACGTGCAGTGGAATGAGTCAGAGTTGCGGGTGGATATGCCCAACGGCGGACGTATCAGGCTATACGGCGCTGAGAACTACGACAGACTACGAGGATTGTACCTAGACGGCGTTATTCTTGATGAGTACGCCACCATGGACCCTCGCATATGGGAGGTTGTCCGGCCCGCCCTATCCGACCGCCAGGGCTGGTGTGTTTGGATTGGAACACCGGCAGGGCATAACGCCTTCTATGATGTGTGGCAAAAGGCCCAGGAGCATAAGGACTACTTTGCCTTAATGCTTAAAGCCTCTGAGACGGGGATTATTCCTGAATCAGAGCTTGAAGCCGCGAAGGCTGATCTGAGCATTGACCAGTACGAACAGGAATACGAGTGCAGCTTTGAAGCTGCGGTACAGGGCGCATATTACGGCGCAGACATGAAGCAGGCCGAGGCCGAGGACAGGATAAGGACCGTTCCCTGGGAGCGGGACATTCCCGTTAAGACCGCATGGGACTTGGGCATAGGCGATAGCACGGCCATTTGGTTTGCTCAGATGGTCAACAACGAAATACGGTTCATTGACTACATAGAGAACTCAGGCGTTGGTCTGGATTGGTACGCCAAGGAGATCAAGTCAAGGCCATACATTTACGACCAACATATCTGCCCGCACGATGTGGAGCATAAGGAACTCGGGACCGGCAAAAGCCGCAAGGAAACTTTGGAGAGCCTTGGGCTGATTGTGGACGTTGCGCCAAAGATACCGATAGACGACGGCATTAACGCAGTCCGCAAGATACTTAACAGGTGCTGGTTTGATCGCGACAAGTGCCAACAGGGCATTGAGGCGCTGAAGCAATACCGCACCGAGTACGACGACAAATTAAAGACTTACAAGAGCCGCCCGCTGCACGATTGGGCCAGCCATGGCGCTGACGCGATGAGATACTTTGCCGTAGGGCATTCAGAAAACAATGAGGCATGGGACGCAGACATGGTGAGTAATAGCTTAGAAATCGCATGGAAGGGCGTAGCCTAATGGCCGTTATTGACCGCCCCGCAGCCATTCCCGACGCAGGTTTCGTAGACCCTAGCGATATGGAAGAAGACGACGGCGGCATGACAGAAACGCAATTCAAGGCGTTTCTACAGGATGAGTTGCAAGACGCTGACGACTTTGTGGACGCCAACATAGGCGGACGCAGGGAGCGTAACTGGGACTACTACAACCTTGATATGTCCAACCCGCAATGGGGCTTGCCCGCACCCAAGGGCCGGTCGCAGGTCGTTGACGCCACGCTGCCGAGCTATATCAACCTCATGCAGCCGCAACTCATGGACATCATGGTTAGCGGTCGCAACATTGGGGAATACGAGGGCGACGAGTCCGACGAACAGGCTTTGGAGTGCGCCACTGACTACGTGAATAACGTAGTGATGCGTAAGGACAACCGGGGCGAAATCATCCTAAAGGATTGGTGTTGGGATGGGCTAGTTCAGGTCGTCGGGATTGTTAAGGCGTACTGGAAAGAGGACAGCAAACAGGAAACGGACGTTTACAACGTTTCGTCCGATATGGAACTGGCCTTCCTGATCGGCGGCATTGAATCGACCGAGGGCATAGAGGTGTCTGCTTTTGAGGCAGGCCCCAACGGTTACGTGGTTGAGGTCACACGCACGATTGATACGTCTCACGTAGGCTGGGAGTCCATTCCGCCCGAGGAGTTCGTAATCAACCGGGACGCCCGGAACCTAGACGACGCCATATTGCAGAGCCATCGCACGGAATCGACCGTGGGCGACATGATTGCCCGAGGGTACGACGAAGACGCGGTGATGAAACTGCCGACGTTTGACGAACTACAGTTAGAGACCGACCGGACAGAGCGAGGGTATCTGACCCAACGCTCCCGCCAAGACTCGGTTGACCCCATGATGCGCCGGGTTGCGATTCATGAGGGCAAGATACGCTGCGACTACGACGGCACCGGGGTTAAGTGGTGGTACTTTGTCGCTGGCGGAAATGAGGACGTTATCGAACTCCTCGACTTGCAACCGTTTGAGGACCAAATTTACTTTGCCGACTTTTGCCCGTATCCCATCCCGCACACGTTCTGGGGTAGGTGTCCGGCTGACGACTTGGCAGAGATTCAGCTAGTTAAGACGGCCCTGGTTCGCCAATACCTAGATAACCTGTACCTGACCAACGCGCCCATGACTGAGGTCGAGGTTAACAGTCTCGCCAAAGGCGGGTTAGATGCGTTGCTTACAAGAGCGCCGGGGCAGTTGGTTCCGGTCAAGCGATTAAACGCCACACGTGAGATTGTCACTCCGCTTATGGCGCGGGAGGCTTTGGCGGGTCTGGAATATTTCGACCAAGAGGCGGAAGCCCGCTCGGGTGTGTCCAAGGAATCAATGGGGCTCAACCCCGAGGTCTTGTCCAACCAAAGCGCCACGGCAGCGAACCTTGCCTATTCGCAGAGCGTGTTAAGGGTGAAGGAAATCGCCCGCACATGGGCTAATGACGGTATGCGCAAGCTGTTCGTCTACACGCTGCGTATTGTGAAGCGGTACGACGACTTTATGACCATCGTCCGCAAGTTGGGCGGCAACGTGAAATGCACGCCTGAGCAATGGGCGGCGTTTGATGAGTTTGACGCCATCGTTAAGACCGGCCTGGGAACAGGCTCCAAGGAAAAAGACGCCCTTGCGGTTATGGACACATTCAACCGTCAGTCGGCCATGTATTCCGATCTTGGCCCGAACAACGGGGTTATCACGGCGGGTATGATTGTGAACACCGCCCGCAGGCTCAGTGAGTTGAGCGGGGCGCTTGACCCTGACCAATGCTATAACGATGTGCCGATTGATTGGGACTTGCCGCAGCCTGACCCGCAACAGCAACCGCCCGACCCCAAGATGATTGAGGTTCAGCAGAAGGGCATGGAAGCCCAGGCCAAGCTGGAACTTGAGCGCCAGAAAGCCGCCGCCAACATCGAGTTGGAACGCGCCAAGGCTGCCGAGCAAATCCGCGTAGCGAGAGAGACGGAGGCCGCTAAGGTCGAAACGGAACTGCGCAAGATTGAAACCCAGTACGCGCTGGAGCAAGAGCGCATGAACCGTGAGTTTGCATTGCGTGAGGAGGAGTTGGAGAAAGAAGCGTCCCTTGAGTTGATTGCGATCAGAGAGAAAGCGGCTTCAGGCAATGGCCAAATCCCCAACGAACGCTAGGGCACAACTTAGAGAAGCCGCGCAATCGTACCAGCCCAGGCCGACAAGCCCTTTAGCGGTACGCGCTGACGTAAACATTGACACAACGCAGGTTGCGGACGCGGTTAAGGCAATCCGCCTGCCCGAGAACTTTGATACGCGCCAAGCCCTGAACGCGATTGCAAGCGCAATACAGAACATTGAGCCTGAAATCGAGATCAACATCGGAACCGAGGGATTGATTAGCGCCTTGAAAGAGAACACAGACGCCTTGAAAAGTCTTGAGGAAGCGGTGCGTAGAACCAAGAAGTTCCGCATTAGCGAGGATGGCCGCTCTGGAGAAATCGGCTAATGGCCGACAATACAAGGCTGAATGCCGGAACCACGGGCGATTATATCCGCACGGATGATATCAACGGCGTCAAGACTCAGGTTGTAAAGATTGACTGGGGCGGCGAGGGTCAGGAGTATATTGGGGAGTCGTTTCAATCCACTAATAACACGACCACTGACACCCTTGCGGCAGATGCGACTTACACAGGCACAGGAGAACAAAGCCCATTCCCTTGGGTGGGGGTAAACTGCCAAACAAGCACTAGCGGCACGCTGTTCTTTGATTTCTCTGTAGACAACTCGAATTGGTCCACCTATCCGAGCAACGGCTACACGGTTAATGCAGGGGTTAACGAGTTTCACACGGCCCTGGTATTGGGGCGGTACTTCCGAGTTCGGTTTGTCAACGGCTCAACAGAGCAGACGTACTTCCGGCTGTATACATACTATGGGAACTTCGCTCAGCCGATTGCGCCGCTCAATCAGGCGATTGGGCCGGACGCTGACGCTATTTTGGTGCGTGTTTGCTCTGACCCGGACCAAGAGTATGCAAGCGGGTTAATTGACGGCACAACCGTCGTTAACAAGTTT